GTTGAGCTCCAGGGGTTAGACGGTAGCGGTAGTGACGAGGGGAGTCTGATGGTCAGTACGAATGTGGGTGGGAATCTCCTTAAGAAGTCAAACAAGGCTCGTGTGTCTGTTACCTTTACTGGGCAAGACCCTCCTGAGGGTTACGCTAGAATTGACAACCAGTTAATCAAGCTTCTTCCCTAGGAGGGAATCATGGCAGACGACGGTCTCGTAAAAATGTCCGACCAGTTCGGTGGACTCCCGATGGATCAACTTATCGGAGGCCCCCTGACTGCAGCTTGTAATGCCCAAGTTCTGCTGGCGAAGGCGACAAGCGACTTCATCAAGGACGTTGGTCTCGTTGACGACAAGGCCCGGACTGTGGACTTCAGCTTTACGAAGCCGGTGCAGGGCGCGGGGGGCGACGTCACCAACCAGGAGGTCAACCTCGAGGTTCCCCTCCTTGCCATCATCAACACTCCCTCACTGTCGGTGAAGGAAGTGGACGTTCAGTTTACGATGGAGGTGAAGAGCTCTACGAGTAGCAAGAACGTGACGGACAGTAAGGCTGACCTCACGGCTCATGCAAAGTACAACGCTGGGTTCTTTTCTTGCGATGTGACGGTTCACGGGTCGGTGGCCAACCACTCGGAGAAGAGCCGTAGCAGCGACAACAGTGCGAAGTACGACGTCAAGGTCGTAGCTCGTGACGACGGTCCCCCTGAGGGACTCATGAAGGTCCTAGACATGTTGAACGACGCTATTGCTCCGCGACCTGCATCTCCCGCCCCGTCCGGAGGATAGTGGCTTCTGTGTTTGCGGTGTAGCTCAGCAGGTAGAGCTGGGGACTGTTACTCCTCTGGTCGTAGGTTCGAGTCCTGCCGCCGCAGCCAAAGATAGGAGTTAGAGATGAAGAGTTTTTGGGAAGCGTTGTTGTTGGGCCTTGCTCTTGTCCGTAAGGATCGAGGGGAATAACTTGGCCATCCACTCTCGGCGCCTGCAGAGGACTCGGAAACAACGAGTTTGCTCCGCATGCGGCACAGTAATTCCTAGAGGGACGAAGTACTGGTCGAGGAACGGGTCTGTTACAGACGCCGAGGGTCGGACTTTCTATGGCTTTTTTAGTACTCACGTTGAGTGCGAACAAGTCATCAATTCGATGAAGCTTGGGCTAGACCCTGACAACGGTGTCATGTCTGTGCCTGGGTGGATCCCAGGAGCCGCGTCTTCTCCGGAAGAGCTCGACGGCTACAACGACATGGAGCCAAGCATCCAGGCTCGCTTTAGGCGCTGTCTTTCGCTAAAGAAGACTGAGCCGTACATCGAATACCGCTACTATGACAATGAGACAAAGCAACGGCATTCGTTCCGAGCTTCGGTTTCTTCCCTTACTCAGGTGCTAGATAAGAGCGCCTAAGGAGCTTGCAGTGGCAGACCCAATCATCACTCCGGACATGGCTAGGCGGCTAGCTATTCAGCAGCAACTCAAGTCTTCCTCCGCAGAGGGTCCGATGCTAGATGGCATGCGATCTTCCGAGCTGTTCCGCCAGGAAATGCCAGAGGGGCCGATGCTTAGCGGCGTTCCTGCAGAGGCCTTGTTTAAGCCATCAAACCCGTCTGCGGAAGGGCCGCTTCTAGACGGCATGGCTGCCGACCGTCTTTTTAGGCAGCCCGACCGACAGATTCAAATGACACCCTCTCGAGGCTACACGCCAGGAGAGGCGTTCATGCAAGGGGCTCAGCTTGGGGCGCGGGGTGGCAGCGTAATGGGTGCCGCAACCCGAGGAGCAGGGGTCGCTAATGCCAGAGAGATTGAGCGTCTTAATCGGGAGTTCATGATTGACCGGGCTAAGAGTCGCGCCAGACGCGGGTTGGGTGGGACTACCCTTGATGACGTCGGGCCGAACCTAGCCTACCACTTGTCAGAAGAGGGGAGATTGCGTGGGGGGCTAGGGAAGTACGTCCCCTACGGTGACGACTTTCCTTACTCGACACGGAGTCGGTTCGGGCTTGGGACCGAGGCGTACAACATGCAAGAGCCGGTGACCCTCAAAGACGGGTCTAAGGTGCTTGTCGATAACTCAGACTTAATGTCGCCAGACTGGATGCGTTACGAAGAAGAAATTCTAGCGAAGAGCCCGGCGATCCGACCTCCTGTTGAGTCCGTTCCTGGAAAGTCTATCCCTGCAGCAGATACGCGGATTGGTGCGACAGTCAGAACTGTAGACGGCATCCTCTTCACTAAGGCGGGACCAAACACTTGGATGGACAGTGCGGGGGACATGGTGATGACCGACGCTCTGATTGACGAGAGTCTCCCCGAGCCGTGGGAGAGAGACCCTGCAAGCAAGTTCCTTTCGTCCAGAGAATTTGAGCCAAGTTCTTCAAGCGCTCCACCCGTGCGGCGTGGGGGAATCCGCACCAGGGACATGGAAGATCTTGAATATTTGCTCGATTCGTCCGAGAGGTTAAAGAGGGCTCAGGTAAACCCGCAGTTTTCGGGAAGAGTGACGGGGACTGACTCTGGTTGGGTCGATAACCCTGTCTCTGACATTGATCTTCAGAAGTCTGGGATCAGCCGCGAGTTCTTGGACATTGACCGGCCAACCAGTTGGGCCAAGGATCGCTCTGACAGATCCTTTGCGGCAACTAAGGCGCGTGACACACTAGGACCCTTCGCCAACACAGGCCCATCGTTTGCAAACGAAGCGCCCGTTCCGTCGAAGATGTCCCGGCTTGGCTCTGCGATTAAGTCGGGAGCAAGAGAGGCGGTTCGTCCGGTAAACATTTTGAAGGACGCTATTGGCGGGGCGTCTGTCGGTGGGCTTTCCGCAATGGCCGGGAACCTAGCTGGTCGACCAGGCTCTGCTGGGTTAATCAACATTCCCCAGGACTCGCTGATTCAACAGCAGCTTCCCGAAGAGGGCGTAATGTCTCAGGCCGCGATGCTCCGAGCGATTGAGCAAGCAGCAGCCGAAAAGGAGCTTAGGCGACAGGCTTACATTGACGAGGTCAACGCTCGCTTTGGCGCAGGGACTTTGATGCCGGGAGCTAGGATTGAGGAAATCCGCGACCGACTTGGCCCAGTCCGTGGACTTGTAGACTAAGCCTAGGCCAGGGCCTCGAGGGTAGGAAGGAGGAAACCCACGAGGCCCATCGGCCCAAACTGTGCTGGACGTCGTCCGCGCAGACCTGGCGATGGTATCACTGAGATTGGTGCTCGCCAACACAGCTTGCCATCACTTAGTGTAGTCTTACGATTGTGTCAGCGCCAACGCGCAGACCTGAAGGAGAAAGCAATGAGTATCGGAGACATCAAGAAGATGACGGCTAAGGCTATCATCAAAGAATTGCCTGGGCTTTCGGACGAGGAGTTGGATGCCCTTTATGACGATGAGCTGGACGGAAAAGGCCGTAAGTCGCTTTTGAACGCGATTACTGCCCGTCGAGATGAGCTTAGGGAGTCTGGTTCGATTCCTTCTACAAGCCTTTCCATTACAGTTTCTCCGGTTAATTAGGGGGGCTTTGTAATGAGTGAAATGTCCCAAGCTACTAATGGAAAAACTTATCGTCAGCAGCGCACCCTAACGCTTGCCCAGCTAGACGCCTGCTTATCTAATTCGGAAGTTCAGGCTAGGTTTAAGCGCTATAGCGAAATTGGCCGTGGGGGCTATGAAGGGCCAATGGCCGAAACGGATGCCCTTGAAGAGGCTCTGATGGACGTTTACTGCGGGGCCAAGATGCGGGGCTTCCGGCTCTATCAGCAGTACGCGACAGGGGCTCATGTGACTCGCTTGAAGAGAGTCATGGCTGACACTATTAGCGGCACGGTTGTGGACATGTACGTTCCTGACCTTGTCGGCCTTCGCGCCAAGCTCCGGTCGACAAGCGACCTAGGGATGCTTTCTAAGATTCTTGTTGCAGAGCAGTCTGGGCGAAACGATGAAAACGAATGCCGCGCAGAGGCGGTAGATGTAATCGTTGCTCGGATTAAGGCTGTCCAAGACAACCAGAAGAAAGCTAGTGAGCGGTCTGGCCCCACTGCGGAAGAGCTCGCTGAAGTTACCAGCGCAACGTAGTGCCTAGAAAGTCAATGAGCCTGAAGCGCTCCCGAGAAATCGCGGAGCGCCTCACAACCACTGAAAAGTTCAAAGACTTCCCCTGGTTTTGTGAAAACTACCTAAGGGTCCTTAACCGTCCAGAGACCTCAATGCACGGCAAGGTCGGGGTGACGGTTCCGTTAAAGCTTAATCCAATTCAGTTGGATTTTTATGAGCGCCTAATGTCTGCTCGCAAGGCGGGTAAGCCTGGTCGTTTTATTGTTCTTAAGGCGCGGCGAATGGGTTTGAGCACAGTGACCCAGGCGTTGGCATTTCATCAGTGCCTGACAAATAGGGACCGTAGGGCTTTTGTTACGGCGGTAGATCGAATCACAACCAACAACGTCTTCTTGATGGCAAAGAAGATGTACGACAACCTCCCGAGCAAAGGCGCTGACGGGGGCAAGCCTAAGAAGTATGAGAACCCTGAAGAGTTGCTCGAGGCCTTAGATGAAAAGTCTGAGGTTCAAGACCTTCGGCCAGAGCTCCGTCGAAACAACGACAACGAGCTATGGATGACTCATCCACTAGACGAGACTGCTGGATTGAACTCAAGGTTTGAGGTGTCAGTCGCTGATGCGGTGCATTCGACTCGAGGTTTTGAGATTCACTACTTTCACGGCTCAGAGATTGCTTTCTGGAGCGATCCAGAGACTTTCATGCTCGGTCTTATGCAGACCATCTCAGACGACCCAGAGACGCTGGTTGTTCTTGAGTCGACTGCAAACGGAACTGGTGGTTATTTCCACCGGGAGTTCTGGAAGGCGTGGAAGGGAGAAGACTCTCGGGGCAGTAAGGTTGAAAGCGACTGGGAAGCAATCTTCTACCCGTGGCATTCAATGCCCAACTACGCAAGGAGTCTTCCGGAGGGCGTTTCTGCCTCTGACTTACTAGAGCGCTTTGATGAAGACTTAATGGGGATGATTCAAGAGTATGACCTGTCTCCAGAGCAGGCGTACTGGGCTTACAAGACGTGGATGGATAAGTGCCAGGGGGACTGGAACTTATTTAAGCAGGAGTACCCAGGAAAACCTGAAGAGGCCTTTGCCTTTTCCGCAAGCCGAGTATTTGAGGAGCCTGCCCTTGCTGCTGTTGAGTCCGCAGGAACAAAAAGGCCAATCTTTGTTGGTTCGATTGTGGACTCTTCAGACAAGGCATCGCCTGAAAAGAGAGTAAATCTAGCTGGTTACATGGAGCCAGAGTTGTCTGGGAAACTAGAGAGCCAGTCAGAGTCCCTTTGGGTCTGGGCGTATCCGGAAGACGGCGTTGACTACATTGTTGCTGTTGACCCGGCGTCTGGACGGTCCTCTGGGGACTACACGGCAATTCAGGTCATTAGGTCTGACACCAGAGAGCAGGTTGCTGAAGTTCAAGCAAAGATGGAGGCGCTTCAAACATCTGAAATTGCTGTGCTTTTGTGCATTTACTACAATGAAGCTCTGCTGTCTTGGGAGATCAACGGAGTTGGCCATGCGGTATCGCTTGGAATTATGCAGACCGAGTACTGGAACCTCTATCAAAGAGAAAACATTGAGTCGGTAAACTTTGACGCTCGTTACGGATGGACTACAACTGTCGCTAGTAAGCCAGTGATGGTTCACGTCGGAATCGACATCATCAACTCAAGAATGCCTGTTATTCGTAGCGAGCGGCTAATGCGTGAAATGCGGATGTTCATGGAGCTGACAAGAAAAACTACGAGCTCTGTTGCACTTGTTGCTGGGGATGAGATGCACAAGCGGGTAAAAGTAGGAGCCCCGCCTGGAGAGCATGACGATTTAGTTATGTCTTGGCTACAGGCGCAGGCAGTGTGCGATATTGAGTATGGTTCGGTAAGTCGTGGAGATCCAAAGAAGAATGACTCTCCTCCTCCGAACGGGATGTCTTGGCTCGAGGATGAAGATGACTTCTACGTTGAGCAAAAGTCTTCAATAGGTTCAGGGTGGTTGTGATGGCAAAGTTTGACCCAACAAATGTTTCAATCAAGCCAGCCGATGCGGGGAAGATCCTAGATAAGGTCATCACCGCAGAGTCGATTATTAGGAAAGCCCACTTTGACGACTGGCGTCGGCTGATGGACGCCCACCGAATGGGCGTTGAGAAGTCCAATGGTCAGCGGGGACTGGCCCTGATCTCGTCGTCAATCGACGCCCTAAGGCCGCATATCTTTCATAACGACCCTTCGCTCTATGCAAGGCCCAGGAAGTCTAGCGACTTAGAAGAAAACAAGGTGAAGGCAAAGGTTGCCCAGGCAGCCCTTGTGTACGAGTGGGAAGAGGGCGGATTTAACAACGAGTGCCGAAAGGTCCTTGATGACTCGCTTATTCTTTCGGCGGGTATTGGGAGGATCACCTATCAGCCGGCGGGCGTCTTTGTTCCTGTCGAAGATTACGACCGTGACCTCGATGAGGACGAGTACGAAGACGGCGACGATGAAATGAAGACCATTAGGGATCGCCTAGAAGCTCTAGGGATTCCCGCAGACAGGCCCACGGCCCACGCAACTCTAGTCCGAGTTTCTCCGTTTAACTTTGTCTTTCCTCCTGGGTATGACGAAATCCACAAGATGCCGTGGGTCGCTGTCCGACACCTTATTCACATTGATGAAATTAAAAACGACCCTAGGTTTGCTCAGACTAAGCACCTGTCCGCTGACAAGGTGAAGTCCTTGGATGAGTTGAACGAGAGCTCGATTGGCAATGTGTGGAGCAAGGAAGAGGCCGAGCACGTTGAGGTCTACGAGGTCTGGTATCACGCTTGGGCTAGCCGCATTGTTCGGGTTGACGGAAAAAGGAAGCGCCGTCGCGTTAAAGAGATGCGGGTTCTTTGGATGTGCCAGCAGCCAAACAAAGACGCTACTGGGCCAACCGTCTTAAAGCACGCCTTGTCTCCCCTAGACATGGAGGGCTACCCGTTTGTTGATCTGCGGTTTGAGAAGGTCAACGACCAGTTCTACGGAATTTCTCTGGTTCACAAGATGCTTCCTATTACAGAGAAGCTCCAGAGGCTCCTTGATGGCGCGGTAGACGGCCTTGAGGCAAGCATGGCGCTCAAGACTGTGTACAAAGACGGCATCTTCGACAAGCAAGCTAAAGCAGCCTTAGCGTCAAAGATGCCCCAGATGGTTGCTGCAAAGAGCAAGAACGTCTCGGCGGATGTTCGGAACCTTGTGATGCCTGCCTTTCCGCAGGAGTTTCTCGGGACCTACAACATTTTGCGCGGGGTCCTTAATGAGGTTGGTGCGGGGGACGAGGCTATGCGCGGCGGGCGGAGCTCGGCAAAGTCGGCCACTGAGGTTTCGTACCGAGCTGCTATGCACGCTGGTCGTTCGGAGTCAAAGCTTCGGATTTTTGAGAAGTTTGTTCAGACCATCGCTCGGAAGACTTTGCAGGTTATGCAGCAGTTTTACGATGCAGATCGGTGGGTTAGGATTACCGGGGAGGATGACCCTGTTACCTACAATCGCAACGACATTCGAGGAGAGTTCGATGTCGGCGTCCATGCAGGAAGCATGAAGCCCATTGGTCCGGAGGCTGAACGGCAAGCTTATATTGGGTTTATGAACGCCCTCGCGTCTGCTGCTCAGGCCCTTACTGTTGCTCAGGTCCCGCCAGAAGCGGTCGCAGTCTTCTACAACAAGGCCCTAGCGCTTTGGGAGCAGGACAGCCCTGAGCTCCGAGATAGCTTTGCTCAGTTGTTTGGAGCTGCTGCATCTCAGGCGGCTGGCCCGGTTGGCCAAGCTGCGCCAGGTGGTGGTATGGAGATGGCACCAGAAGAGTCTATCGCTGCTGGAGCAGCGGTTAACCCGGCAACAGGAGAGCCGCTAACGATGCCCGCAGGAAGCCAGGGCGGGTTTAGCCCGCCGCCTGGTGTGCCGATCTTTTAACAGGAGGTAAGGAAGGATGCCGATTTACACGCTTAAGTGCATTAGATGTGAACACGTTCAGGAGCAGGGTTTTACTGTTTCTGGTTTTCTAGCCCAGACCCAGCAAGGGTTTCGCTTTCTTAGTTGTGGTCGCTGCAAGCGCAAAGGAGTGCTTGAGCACGACTTTATTGCCGACGTCAGGACTCAAGTTATCCACAATGACGAGTACACGTTTGGGGAAAACGCTCCCGAAGAGGGGCTAGTGAACAAGACGGTAACTAAGTCTGAAGCCAAGGCTATTCTTAAAAAGCACGGCCTTGTTGAGGCGGGCAGGGACGCAAAGCGAGAGTCTACTGCTCATGTGCGTAGGTATACCCAGAAAGACATTGAAGCTCGTTGGGCCGAAAAGTCGAAAGCATCCGATAACTCTACTGAAAACGATAAAGTAGCCGTTGACACCAAGGGAGGTGCAGGGGATACGATTGTCGCAGACACTTGGGTTGGGCTTAAGTCCCAAGCTAAGTCGTTGGGGATTAAGGTCCCTAATACAACCAAGAGGCCCGAACTTGAGCGATTAGTTCGGGATCACCTTTCACTTTAATCGCAGCATGGAGATTCCGTGAATCCAGAGCTTGGCAACGATAACTCTGAAGTTTCTGCGGAGTCCGGAGAACTCGACAACCTTTCGGCGGCCACCGATGGGATCGACTCTCAGGGCGAAGTAGCATT